AACTTTGCTCGATACTCAGGGGTTAGATTTGCATAGGTGGGCGCAGAGTCGGGTCGGGTACTCTCCCACGCGGAACGCGCTACGTCGTCTATCGTTACTTTCGCCATGAATCACCTATGGGAGAAGATTCACACCGAGGTGCGTTACGTATGCCGGATCGTTTGTCACCCACGTCAATTCTTGGAGTGTCTGCACATTCGTTGCGCCTTGCACACGTGCGTCCGAAAGATCGCCAAGTGCTTGACCCACTTTTAGGGCGCGGGCAATGGAGTTGCGCTGCGAGAATGATTCTGCGCCGGGAGCAACTACTGCCGCAAGAACATCAGTAATTAGATCGTCTGCTCCGGTCGCCGCGGCGATCAAAGTATCGGTTAAATAACCTTCTTTTCCGGCTTGAAGTATTGCGTAGCCGACATCTGCTGATTGTTGGCGATTGCTCGCGGGGTATGTGGCAAGTCCGCTCAAGGTAGTATCCTCCCTATTTCATCCGACTAAACATTCGTTGTTTCAAAGTTTTCTTTGGTGGTGCATATTCGGGCTTACCCGCTTCTGAACCACTAGCAAATTCGTGTAACTGCTGATGGCTCATCTTCGTCAGCCCTTGATTGCGGGCATACAGTTTATCCGGCGCATGTTCCGCAATTTGCATGGCGATTTGTTGTTTCCGAGATACGGCTGGAATTGTAGTGCCCTCCTATTGCCGCTCATATTAGGCTAATAGAACATACTTCTGCAATTAAAATTAGGGTTATTTGACCACACGAAAAGATCGTCGTCGCGCCGCTACTAGATCATCTAACATTTGTTGCACTATTAAAGGCCGCTGAATTGCTTCCTTTTGCATGAACATCTTCTCTTTACACGGAGTACAATGAACCGCAAAATCCTCCGGTTTTGCACGCCCCAGAGACACGCAATGCTCACAGACCATGCAGCCTAAGCATTTCTCGCATTCACATTCACAAATCATTATTACGCCCTCACGTTGCCGTACTCATCCAATATCTGTGGTTTCCCGCCCCCACCTAACTGTTTCTTCGCTAAGATCATCGCTATTTCACTTGTCATTGCTGCTTGATTAGGATGTACGTGCCGCTCTTTCATTTGTGCCGCTCGGTATTGTTCGGGAATTAACGCTTGTATCTTTTGCGACTCTGACATGGACTGTATTTGTCCAAATGGCTGTCCCGCTAACAGCGATCTCGTTGAGTCGTTCTCATCATCGTCCATCTTCATTGGCTCATCCACCGTCAAGCCTGATTCAGTTACTTTTACTTTGCGCCGCTTCCAATTATACGCGCCGTCTCGGTGTCGCTTGAGACCATAATCATCGGTGGGGGAGTAAAATTGATCATCTGCTACAATATCGAACCATGAGGGACAACCTATCTTCCACAGTCCGTCCATGCCTTTTTCATCTCTATGAAAAGGATGTGGTTTGTGATGGTCACACGTTAGAAAATGCCTCCATTGAGCAAGTCCTGCTGTTTTCGCACTGTCACACGGCTGAAAATGCCATCCGTGCTTGGAATTCAGCACCATTCTTTCTCCTAACTTCTCGTGTGACATCATTTCCCTATGTAACTGCTCGCCTTCCCACAAACCCGCTTTAACTGCCATTGATTGTTCATCAATTCCTATCGCTTGAAACGATCTGCCCCGATATCTGAACCTTGAACCTGCCAACTTTACCCACGCGGGCGCAGAAGTCAGAAACGTCCATCCGCTTCTATGCCCCGTCGAATACCCAATGTCTAATCCGGCTTCGCATATCCAGTCACTCGGTACTCGTCTTTGCCCATAGAAAGTTTCAAACTGGCTCCATGTAATTACATGCGCCCGCGTTACTCGGTCATCGTATTCAGGCAGTACCCGTTCCTCATCGTTCGCTGTGAGGTCGTGCATGTACTCCGCTTTGAACGCATCTATTCCCGACCTGTCCAAGAACACCTGACACTTCGTTATATTCATGTCGGCCCATGTCGGCGTTCCCGCTTTAATGATGTGTCGTGGCCCATGCTCCGTCTGCTCAAACTCGATTACTAAATCATCCTTGAACGCGGGTACGACTCCCCCACCAATAATTCGTCTCACCGCGAGCACCGAACTTGTGCGCGTCAAAATTCTGTTCATTACGCTGTTTTGGTGAATGGGATTTTGGTCGAAGATGATCCTTGTACTCGCATCGCCCATTGGGAGAATTGAGCGAGCAATCATTTGCTCTTTACCTTCAACTACTGCTATCGAATCTCCGATTTCATCTACGTCAGACAACACTATCAGCGTTGGTCTCATGTCCAAGACCTTGCCGCCGCGCAACGCTACGTTCAATCCTGCGGGTCTAACTGCCCATCCAACTCCTGAGCGCGTGTCGCCCGTCATTAAGAACTCTCTGCCCCATCCAAACTTATTGTTATGCACGCCCATCTTGGGCTTCCCTAACCACGGGTAAACAGCGCCGAGTTTTTCACTTTCAATTCGGTCGCGGATGGAGATAACGTGTTCTTCAGCTTGTTCCTGTTTGCCGCTTACCCAAAGGACATAACCACGACGAACTAATGCGCCTTCAACAATCGCCGCCCATTCACTCACGGTGGATTTCCCCGTGTCTCTGGCCCACGGCATCAGGGCAACAAGGTCGTTAGGGTCTAATGGTTGGCCCGCTCGCAGACGTTGGGCTATCGGCCAGTGCCACTGCCAAAAGCTGTGATGAAATGGAGCAAAGGAACCAGTAAATGAGTGTGGGCCAAAGTGACGAAGCCAATACTCGTAGCCTTGCGCTTCAAAGGCTATCCCTTTGTTCTGTGCAAAGTACGCAGCGAGTTCTTTGCCTTCTTCGGGGTAGCGTTCCTCAAAGATTTTTAACCCCTTGGCGCGGGTTTCTTCAGGCAGTAATACGAATTGCTGGATTAACGCATCAAGGTTGGATGGTGGAGGCTTCTGGCTCATCTGAGCGGCATTTTACCACAAGAATAACGCCAGTTTCTCTGGTTGTGTAAACTCGCCCGTTGATCGCCACGTACTTATAAAGATGCGGCAGAATCGGCTGACCATTCATTAGCAGATTGAGTTCGTTTCTACCAAGTCCCGCCGTGCATCTTGTGCCGTCCTTTGCATCAAGGACTTCTAAAATTCTTTCTACTTTGCGCGAGGTCGTGTTGGCGGGATGTTGAGGTATTTCGCCGCGATTGAAAACTACTTCAGTTACTTCTCTAGTGGGGGATTCATCCATTACTGAATAATACGATAAAAGGCCAAGATATTTCTATCTCAGCCTTTTCCCCTACCCAACCATAGCGAACCGGAGCGAACCCGACCTTTGCACAAACAGGCCGACCTAACCAAAGCCCAACACAACACAGCGGAACTAACCTTACCGCGACTAAGCATTCCTCAACTCACCTTTGCATAGCATTCCGTTGCGTCCCAAACCATGCTCTAGCGCGACCTACCACACCTGTCCGTTCCCCTTCCTTACCTGAACATTGCTTTGCTTCGCAAACCCTACGCAAGTCCAATAACGGCACACTTGGTCACTTGAAATCGCCCATAACTCGGACGACCATCAGCCGTTCCAATCAACTTTCCTGAAAGCGCAAGCACTTCGTTGAACAGTTGTGGATCAACGTACTCAGGACACAACACTGAGAAGTCCATTTCACAACTCCAACCCTTCGCAAACGCCGGACGCATCCGAGTAATTGCCGCTCGCTGAATTACTACGCGCCTTTGGTCTATGTAATCCCACTTCTCAGTACCACCATTCAGCGGAGCCAACTCAGTCAGACCAACAATCGCCGCCTTGAATAAATCCATCGCGGATTTTCTTGGTGAGCGCGGGTCTTGTTTGAACTTCGCCGCATGAATTATGCTTTGTCGAAGATATTCAGACGGCAGACAAATTTGCCCTTCGTCGTTGCGATAAACGTAAGACTCGACGTTATCGGTTTTTTTGGCCTTTGAGTTCTTCTTTGCGTTAGACTTCGCCTCCACATCCTCACAAGACCAACGGTGGAAAAGTAGCGGTGCCGTGCCTTCAATCGCCACGTTGATCACGTATGGTTCTTCAAAACTAATTGTCTCAGCAGCATCATTTGTCACTGGACTTAATGCTTCCAACTTTGCTTTTGCTGTAGCCATGATAAGTCTCCTTATAGGAATAGCTTACCGCGCCTCACCAAACCCGACCGTTGCAAAACTCAACTAGCCAGACCCCAACGGGCCAGAGCCTTGCAGTACCCAGCAGGCCATTCCTTATCACAAAGCAAATCCCGCATATCCAATCAAGTCCTTTTAGGCTACCGACCAAGATAGCGCGGTTGGAACTCAATCAAATATGCGGGATTTGCTACAGCCTAAAACAAAAATCGCGCCTCATCTTGGTCGGCGCGAACACTCTATACCCAATTCGGTTTTAGGTCAATAAAATTCAGCCGACGGTCGGATTAAATCTCATCGATAATCTGTCGCCTTCAACTTGAAGTTTTGCCGCCTCAAATTGTCGCCTCAACTCGCGCTCTGTCACTGATAATGTAGTAAATAAATCTTTCCTTCGCTCTGCGTTGTACGCTCGATTATCTTTCGTATCGGGGGCCATCCACTCGCTCGTACTTAATAACGATAAAGCCGCTCGCACTTCAACAATATCGGCGTCCATCGAGTTGATCGGGGCTGACGTAAGACTATCAGTGCCAACGGATGCTCCACTTTCGAGAAATCTAATTTTGTAGGAACACCCATACTGAGGAACAGGTGAGAACTCTATGTAGGGTTGACCATCTTTCCAATAAAAAGTACAACGATCAGCCGAACACAAACTGCCATCAAAAGAAACCGCTTGCCAAAAACCTGCCAAATTCACGGGCAGACCATAACCAAATGCCATGTTCTGTGGCTGATAAATCGGAATTAAGCGAGGTATCCAAGTCAGTAGTTGTGGTGCCCACGTCAATACTGCTAACGGAACTCCAAAGTCTACTTGGTTGATTAAGTACGTTGAGGTGTTAGGTGAAACATCAATGATGGTGTCGTTGAAGTTCCATACGTTTGACGTATTGGATTCGTGGCGCTTGATGGTGCGGATTTCAGTGCTTACGGCATTCAGAAGCTGTGCGTCGTTGGGCCTTCCGGCCCTCGGGTCTGAGAGCCTTAGACGTACATTCGTCATTATGTCGTAGATGCTTGCCAATTAGTTCCTCTTACGAAACCGTTTCAGATTGTTCTACTTCCTCGCGCTCCATAAACCATATTCGCATCGCTTGCGCGTCCTCAAACGCAAAACTAGAATCAAGTTTGCGCAGATAGCTACACAACGAAATCAACACACTTGGCGAAACCGACGCAACTAGCCCTCTCCCTAATTCCTCGCCGTCTCTAATCGCCTTACTAATATTCTTAGTAGTAGATTGCTTTTCAAACTCAATGTGTCGGAGTTCGAGTTTTTTGGCGACATCATAAACCTCGTGGGCTTGCTTGGATACCTTTTCGCTCGTATCCATCCTCGCCCATAAAAACGCCGCACTATACAACTCCTTCATTGCCTCCAACAATGCGAGTTCAGCGTCAACATACTCTTGAGGTAATGTCATTCTTAGCCCTCTTGCGGTGTTTCAGCCTCTACCTTCGGGTGCAAAACTTTACAGTGGCGACCCACATGGAAGCCTTTGGAAGTTGATTTCATTTCTTCCCCGCACGCTTCACACTTCCACATCGTTACTTCTTTTGGCTCCTTTATTGGTGCTTGTGCGGCTATTGGTGCCGCTGCCATCGTGTTTACATTCGGCACTTCCAATTCGCTGACTCGCTTCTCGCGCTCGATGTTGCCCTGCTTCTCCTCAATCTGAAGCGCAATCAACTGCTTTAATGCTTCTCTCAAGTCGGTATCTGCTACCGGAGCTACAGGCGCACTCTGTCGGATGTTGATATCCTGCCGCGCCATTCCTAATTGCTCTAAAAGCACGAAATCCAAGTCTACATAACGCGGAATGTAGCCTGTCGGACTCTTTGCCGCCGACTCTCTCATTGTGTAATGAGTCTGCTCTACTGTCGCTCTTGCGCGGTCACGGAATTGATTTAAGGATGCGTAGTACTCATCTACAATCGGCTTTAGATACCGATGCTCTGTCGCCGCATCAAGCAAGCGTTCAAGGTCGTCAAGTAAGACAGGAAGTACGGGCCATGTTGGGAAAATAGTTTTCTGAATCTGCCAAATAGCCTTGTCAGTTATGACTCCATTCCCTAAATCTTCAGGTGTGTACGTTTGTCCTTTGAGTGTCTTGAGTTCTACGATGCCCCAACGCGAACGGTCACGCACGTTGTGCGGGCCATTCACGATAGAATTGATTTGGTCGCCGGGGAATGCCACCTTACGCATCATCGGCGTTACCTTAGAAGGATTACCGTACTCGTTTGTCGGGAGTACGTAGCCCGCAGGCATAGGTTGCTGGAAGTAACTTGCGTCCCGTCCCGTCGCCTTTTCCCACACATCGGCATTTATCGGGTTGTGAGCGTCTTTTAGAACGGGCGTGATTCGGCCCTTGCGAATAAAGTTTCTCACCACATTCAAGCAGGGATTCACGACTTCAATTCCGCCCGCCTTCGTCCATGAACGGTCGTTCGCGGTAATTGGGTCAATCAATGAACCAAGTATCGTGACATAGCGTGGTTCACCGTTATCCAAATTCTGCTGTGGAAGTTCAAATATCTGTCCGTCTTGTGGAATACCTTCCGATACTTCTAAAACAGTTGCGCTCATAGATTCCTTCGTGCGCCCTAGTTGGGCTTATGCTACTTCAAACTGTAACACTTCTTGCCGCAGTCTATTTGCGGCGATTTCACAGTACTTTTCTTCAATCTCAATTCCTATTGCCTTACGGCCTAAGTCTTTCGCCGCTCTCAAGGTTGTACCGCTGCCCATGAAGGGGTCGAGCACGGTATCTGACTTTGTAAAGCCAAGACACCACTTCATCAACAGCGTAGATTTCTCAGATGGATGAAAGCGTGGGCGTGTATCGCTCGGATACTCACCTTCGTTTTTGGCGTAATCAAAGCAACGGATCATCCGACTATTTTTGAACCATGCGAGTTCACAATCCGACATAAACTGACTAGAGTTCAGTTGCTTTTGCCACACTAACCACCCACCACCTCGTGGTAATTTCTGACAATAGTTATTTGCACCCCACAGGATCACTTC